ATTTAGCTGAGGATAACCGTCAGCAAGTATACCAATCAATTCAGCTATGCTCTCCTCACTCTCTAGTGCTTTTTTGTAATTAGAGCTAAACTTCTCAAGCCTATCAATCAGTTCTTGGTCAGCGTTTTTCTTTACCGCTTCCATCATTCTTTCTGTGATAGCTTGAGCTTGTTGGTCAGTTCTTCCCTTAGATAAAAGTAAAGCGTGAAATACCTCGTGAGCAACAGTTCTTTTGTTTGCTCTATTCGGGTTAATATAAATCTTACCATCAACATACCTTCCTCCAGTACTTTGATTACGTCCTTCCTTGGTTGCCTTCTTGTATTCAGCCTCAGACTCAGAAACAATAATTTCTACTTCTGGTGCAACCTTGGATAGAGCTTTTTTTGCGTTATCTACTTGATTATCAATTTGTTTTCTAGGTAATGCTTTTGTTTCTTCTACAGGTGTTTTCCCTTCTAATATATTAGTTAATAAATCTACCTGTTCATCTACAGACATTTCCTTTTTTTCTGCTTCACTCTCAACAGGTTTTTTTTCTATTTTTTTAGAAACAGGTTTCTTAACTTCAACCTCACTAGTTTGTTGTGCTGATTCTAGAGCAGCTAATTCAGCATCGTATTTAGCATTGATTTGATTTACCTTAGCATTATAAGACACACCAAACATTCCACCACTAAATTTAACATTAAACTCTTTGGATAATTTATCTTTAATTTCTTGTATACTCCAACCATTTTTTCTTGCCATATTTAAAATAGCTGAAGCTTTCTTGTATTCTTTTGAAGTTAAGTTATTTCTCGCTTCAACTTCTAATTCTTTTGTGGCTTGATAATATATTTCATTTAAAGAATCTTCTTCTTGGATTTGGCCATTAATATTAATAATAGTTGCGTTATCTTTTTCTTCTTCTCTTCTTCTTTCTATATCAGCTTTCTTAGCTTCAACCTCATTAGTTTGTTGTGTTGGTTTAGACTTTAAAGCTTCTACCTTGTCATCATAAACTTTATTGATACGGTCTTGCTCAGCTTTCTTTTGCCTAGCCTTTGTATTTCTATATGTTTTTCCGTTTTCATCTGTTACAAGATCCAATGTGTCATCAAACTTCTTGTCGTCAATTTCTTTTAATTCTTTACTTCTATTCTCTTCTAATAGCTTTATTTCATTGTCTATTTCATCAATAGGTGATTTTTCTTTCTTTGAAAAAACTCCCTTTACTTTATCAATTAAAGTTTTTGGTTTATTTAATCTTTTTTTAATCTCAGACACTTCATCATCTATAGCTTTCTCTATAGCTATCTTAGTATCCTTTTCCATTGGCATATTTGAAATCGCTTCCTTGTTAGCTTCTAATATTTCTATTTTTTCATTAGCATATTCAGTCTCAGTCTTAGAAGAAATGGTTTTTAATCTCTCATTTATTTCATCTATTTCTGATTTTTTATCACCAACAAGCTCAGGTGACTTCCCTGACATCTCTTGTTCCAAATCTTTTTTTCTTAATAATAAATATGCAGCTTCTTTTGTCTGGTCAGTAGTATAGTTTTTTGGTATCTGACTTAGTGTAGATTTTGATGTATGAAAATTATCTAATTGCTCTTGAGCTTGTTCCTGTGTTATTTCTCCCCTAGACATTTTTATCTTAAGGTCTTGAGAAAATAACTTTGCAAACCCCTCGTCCTTAGTCATTGCCGAAAACATCTCAAACACATCATTAGGAAGATCCATAGTCTTCCCCTTTTTAAGTGATTTGTATACTGACCCTGGTAGCGTCATGGCAAATCCACCTATAGCCTCAGATGCTGATGCTTCAAAAACTCGTTCAACAAAAGCGCCTACACTTTTTGGATTTTTAAAAACATCCTTATCTTTTATTGTGTTATATATGGCTGTGATACTTATATCTGAAATTTCTTGAATTCCACCAGTCAAACCTTCTCCCGCTGTACCTGAACCAACCTTTTTGAATAGTTGAATAGCATTCCTTTTTAGGGCGCTAAAGATAGCTATTTCGCTAGCTTCTTTCGGTAAATCTTTTAATGTTTTAGAAATAAGCTTGTTAATCATTCCTGTACTCGTGAATGCGTTATCAAAACCAGCTTTTTCTAACAAAGCACCAGCAGCAGATGTCAATGTTTTTATTGTAATTTTTTCGAATATACCTAAATCGTCATAACCTTTATATTGTCTAAGCAATTTCTCTTTACCTCCGTACCCTTGCATGTAGAATCCTCCTAGAGTTAGGGAGCTACCTGCCCCAGGAACTATATTTAAAAGCATTGGAGCTACACTCTCTAAACTTCCCAATAGAGCTGCCCCTACGAAGCTTTCTTCTTTTATCCTATCTATAGCTTCCAATGTAGTACCAAAGTACTCCATGTCTTTTTTAAGCCTGTTCGCTCCATTAATAATCATATCTCTCTCTATATTACCTTGAGTGGTAATGACGGAGTTAACGGCTTCCATTTCCTTATCTGAAAAACCTTTGTAATTTCCATAAATTGACATACCTGCCTTTAAAAGAGCTTCTTTAAAATCTGCTTTATGTCCTGAAACTCCTTCTCCGATTCCTACAAAACCTGTTAATATAGATTGAACTGAAATAGATCCTAAATCCCATTTTTCAGCTTGATAATGAGTATATCTACCTACCAACTCATCATGTTCTGACTTTATGGACTGAACATCACTATATTTAGTTTTTAGTTCTGCTGCAATATTATTTAACTTCTCAGCAGATAAGTTATAACTATCTACTTCTTCTTGTGTTTTAGGGTCAGAAGACTCTAGTTCTATTCTTAGTTTTTCGTAGTCATCATATTGACTCTGAAGACCATCAAGCTTAGTGTTTACTAATGATGTTCTTTCGTTTAGATCCTTCTCAGTAAGTATGTCAGCATAAAGTTTTCTTTTTTCTGGAGAGCGAACTCCTTCCGAAATAAGAATATTGGTTCTTTTTTCTTTAAATCCATGAACTTTATCTTCTATTAATTCGCTCTCAACTCTATGCTTACTCATAAAGTGCCATATATCTGTAACTGCAGAGTTAATAATGTTTTCTGTACCCTTCTTAGAGACGGCAGAAGTTCCGTAATCAACAGTTATTTTTTGTCCGTTTGCAGACTCTATACCAATAGCATTTCTTCCTCCAAGCTCTTCTGTAAATTTGTATCCATACTGATTAAACACTTTATTTAAGTCAGCGACTGAATGCTCTTCGTTTTTGAGTAAAAAAGACTTAACATACTTCATTCCTCTTGTGAATGGGTCATTTCCAGACTCTATAGCTGAATCTATCTCAGCTCTTTTAACTTCCTTATCTTCCTCTGTAAGTTTAGCGGTTCTAACTGCTTTTATATCTTCTTCTAACTTTACAGCAGCAGCATCCTCTTCCTCTTCCGACACTTGCTTTTCCTCTACTTTTTTCTGCCAAGTAGGGTCGTCTTCTTTATTTAAAAACTTACTGCCTCCTTCTTTTAAAAATTCTCTTCCTTCTGTTGATTCTATATCTACATTTTGTTCTTGTAGGTCTTTTGTTGAAGGAGTTAATTTTATCCTCTTAGGAGATGAACCAGAAGATTCTCTTTTTGTAGGTGCATCAGAAGCAGGAGCTTCTGCTCTTTGCATATTTTTTATAAAATCTAATGCCTCCGAAGACTCAGATTCACTTAATCCATTATTTACCTGAGCAGAAGATTCCACAGAGATAGGTTCTTCCACCACTTGTTCTGTAGGTGAATCCGTACCTTCCTCTCGAGAAGTAACCTTTGAATTGACTTTTTTTTTTACTTGACCAACACCCATCAAAAGGTTAAAATCTTCAGGTTTTTTTTTATAACCTTCCGACACAAAAAGATCAAACATATCTTTCCTAGCGTTCTCATTTTCTCTCATAAGAACTTTAAATTCTTCTACAGACTTACTGTACCCGTTATTTACAAATAATTGATATGCGTCTTTTATTGCTTCTTCGTTCATACTTTAGTTTAATTAATATTTTGAACCTACTCCTCCTGTTGAAGACTGCGTGTTACTAGATTTCCCGGAAAGAGAGTAAGGAATCTGACCAAAACCTACATAGGTATCAGCGTATTTTTCAGCAGCTTCTCGATCTGCTCTCTCTTTTCTATCATCTAAACTATCCTCTCCTTTCTGAAGCATATCTTCGAATGACCTTGTGTATTTTTCTAAGTCACTGTATTTATCCTTATACTTGTTTACTATATTACTATCTTGTATACCAACTTTCCCAGCTAAACTCTCTAAGAAATCTGGCAGACTTAGTTCCTCAATATTGTAAGGTACAAAATTATCGCCAACCTCATCCCATACACGTACCTCACTACCAATAATTTCTATTTTATCAGTTACTTTTTTCTTTTCATTTAAGTAGTTCCTAATTGTGTTAGCAGCTACAGTTCTGTCTTTTTTATTTCCATAATAAAGTTTCGCAATAGAATCCATTAAGTTACCTTTAATTCTTCTAGTTGCTCCAGAGCCATTAGAACTACTAGAAGAAGGTGCTCTATACGTTTCTCCTTTTCCTATCTGAACCTCGTATACACCCCTAACTATTTTAGCAGCATCTTCTTTCTGTTTATCAGTTATCACAGCTTTAGGAATATTACCGGAATTATCTATATATATAATACCTTCTTTTCCTTTATCTTTAATATCATAAGAAGTCTTGTAATTATTTTTTGAGAATTGATTTAATATACTAGCTACATTGTTAGGGTCAACTAATTTAGCTTCAACATAATTATCTAATGCTCCTTTAAACTCTGGGTTTCTTCTTATATCATCTATAGAAGCAATACGACCTTTACCTACAACTTCGGAGTATTTTTTAGCTAAATCAGCAACATCTAGTGCCACTTCATCACTAAGAAAATATTTGTCAACAGTAACTCCTAAACCAGTGATAACACTCTGAATACTCATAATGTCATTAGGGTCATCGCTAGGACTTCCGTCATCATTCCTCTTAGTAAATACCATTTTACCACTTTTAGGGTCTATTCTAGTCACTGAATTATTTAAGTCTGTAAAAGATTGAATCTTTTTCATTTGATCTATCTCTATCTGACTAGCTACACCCTCGTCTATTCTTTTTTTAGTTTTCGTAAAAGCATCTTGAGCTGTCTTAACAACAGTTGTAAAAGTTTTATTACTATCTAATAGATTCTGCTTAAGCATAGTAAATTCAGCAGGATTCATTTTTCCATTTTTCATTGACTTATACCAAATCAACTCTTGCTGTTTAGCTTGCTCTGCATTACTTAAATATATTTCGTTTAAGGTTTTATTATCTCCTATATTTGGAGTGTCAAAAATATTCTGAGCAGCCCTATGAGCGTCTTCTAATTCCTTCTTTGCAGTGGCTCTTCTAGTGTTTTCATCATCTAATTTTTTATTAACATCAGTACCTACCTTATTCCAGTCTATATAGTCTGAATCCTTTCTTTCTGCGTACCCATAATATTCTGCCATTTCTTAATAATTTATTTTGTTACAGGATTTCCAAACATGTCTAGATAAGGATAACTAGTTATAGCTGGTAAAGCAAAGGGGTTAATTCGGGTTGATCCGTCAGGATAGAGAGTAAAACCTCCACCACCTAATTGATTAGGGTCTATTGGAGAATTACTTCCGTCAGGATAGAGAGTAAAACCTCCACCACCTAATTGATTAGTAGCCAATGCTGAATTACTTCCGTTAGGAATAGTAAAACCTCCACCACCTAATTGATTAGTAGCCAATGCTGAATTACTTCCGTTTGTTATTGGGGTTTCTCCTTTGTCTTGAAATAAAGGAACAAAAGTCTCCACACCTTTTACAAGTGCATCTCCTCCTGACTTAATAGATTGTGCAATAGCAGCGTTTCTCGCTTGCTGAGCATCTCTAGATGCTAGTTGAGCACCTTCTGCTGTTTTTAAATCTAAAGTAGCTAATTTAGTAGCTATATTTGAATCTTCTTGTGCTGAAAGCTGGTCTAACCTTGCTATATCCTGAGACATAGTAGATGCAATCTGTTGTTGAGCTTTATTTTGTCCTGCAACAACTCTACCTGCTGTTGCTGCCGCACCTCTAGAGCTTCCTTCTCTACCTGCTTCTAATGCCTGAGCACCTGAGCTTAAAGCAGCCTCTCTAGCTAATCTATAAGGTTCTTTAGCAATAGATAGCTGATCCATATAATTAACGTCTATTTCTTTTTTTGCGTCTGATATAGCCTGAGTAGCTTTAATATCGGCATCTTCTTTTAATCTTTTTTGTTTAGCTGCTTGACCAATAGACATTCCCATTGTTCCTAAGTTTACTACTACACCTGCTGCTGCTACTGCTGTTGCTACTGCCATATTATATTATTTTAATCATCTCTTTAGTATAAGAATCACCTTCTGTATACCCTAATTTCTTGTAAGTCTCAATAAGACCATTGTGCTTTATTAAAGCGTAAACAAATTTTGCTTGTAGTTTATTTTCACAAATACTAGTTAGCTCTTCTATTAAAAAACTTATAGCTTCTTTCCTGTTAGGTTTTTTGTTATATGTTTTACTTGATATTATCCAATCAACCCAAGCCACTTTTGAATTTGTGCTGTACAAATATCCTGCACAAACTGGAGTATCTCCATCATAAACCATTAAGCCTCCAGTGCCATTCTCAGGAAGAAAATCTCTAGGTGGAGCTGGCCATCCCCAGTCTTCCCACCATTTTACAAGTATTTCATCGTAATCTTTTTCTTCTAATATTCTAATTTCAAATTTCATATAATGCAAATATACAAAAATTTACGGATAACTCTTCATTATCTCTGATTCAACTGCAAATAAATTTACTTCAGTCGTTTCATCATTAGTCATGTCAAAAATACAGTAGTGTCCTAACACTCCGTGAGATTCTGCAACAGCATCTTTTAAAAACATAAAATACTCAGTTGTCGACCCTGGTGGTATAGGAGTAGGAGGAGGAAGTGGTGGTGTCGGAGGGCTTATATCTACAATAACTTGATTAATTCCTGCTGGTAAATCTACATTTACAGAAGTTACTGTACCTGCCCATTCCGGTGTTCCTGGAACTATTGGTGAAGCACCTGTTACAAAGTAAAAGGCATCTCCAACACTTAATATGCTACCTATTGACGTTAACGGAGAAATTGAAAAATCTATAGTTGCTGTAGTAGCAGTTAAAACAATATTTGATGAAGTTCCTATACCATTTAGTGAACGTAGTGCATATTGGTCTAGTGTAGCAGGATTACTTCCTGAATTTCTAACAAAAGCATACCAAGACGACTCTTTCTTTTCAAAGTAAGGTGCTTTAACAAATCCTGAGTTCTGTAAATCTGTTGATAAAGTAACACCCCAAGAGGAGTCTCCCTCTAAGTTTATAGTTTTAAATAACTTATTTTCTAAAGGAGACTGATTAAATACACTCTTCATTGTAGTGGTGTATTGTATCCCGTAGAAGTTATTCCTAACAGCATTTACGTTATGCCTGTAAAGATTTCCTCCCTTAAAGGTATAGAAATAATTATTCATACCAATCATCCAATCTGGAGAAAAGGAATAAAATGAAGGAAATCCTTGCGCGCTATCAGCGTATGTTATAGTGTAATTTGGCATATATTTTTATTAAGGACAGGTTTGACATTCTTGAGCTGGTAGTAGTACACCATTTAATTGCTCCCTTGAGATGTTACTATCCGAGTAAAATCCATCAGAGGCTAGTGTTGTTAACTCTGAATCTATGAAGACAGCCGTAGCTTGTAAGAAGGTTTTAGCGTCTATGTAATTTATTGCGTTAGTTGGCATGTTATTTTATTTTATGATGAGCATCCGCATCTTGTGTAAGTAATTGTTACCCCTTCTACAATATCTGTAGTCGTAGGAATAGACCTTGAACATATAGTTTCAACTCTTCCATTTGAAATAGTACCCTCAGCCTCTAGCCCTGTAGTGCAGTCTAAGTAGTCGTATAACACTACACCTCCACTGTTGTTTAGTATCTCATACTCTGAGCATAGCTCAGTACAATCATAACCACAACAAGCATCAGCAGCATCTACCGTTGAATGAGATAGTAGAAGTGAACTCTTGTCCCTTAAATCCCAAATCAAATAAAGATTTTCTCCTACATTTTCCTCTGCAGGCATCATAAAAGTAGCAGACACAAATTCATCTGTTTCAACTGGGTTTAAGGCTACCGAAGCATTTTCAAGAAGTAACATCATATCTGTAGAGTTATTCTCATAAACCTGAGAAGACCTTAGATACATAAACCTGTTTGTGTTTACGTCAAAACTGAAAGAACTATTGCTATTTTTCTCTACAAACAAAGTAATATCTGAATTGTCAGTAGGTACTGAAGAAGCTCCTTGAGGCCCTGTAAACTCATCGTATAAACTTAATGTTGGATTCCCTGCGTAGGTTACAAAAGGAACATCCGTTGATGATACTGGTGACTCAACTATTCCGTCAACATAGCTAAATCCTAATCTAGTTGGTGTTAATATAGGACTTCCAGGGTTAGGAGAATAAACAATCCATCTTACGTTAATATTGTTAGGGTCTGGGCATCCTGTAACAACCTCTAATCCAGTCGCTACACCTGTACTAATTACAGTTATGTCAAACTTAGTTTCTCCAGTTAGACTCTTTGGTATACTTATATTTCCCGATGTAGATACAGGCCCTGATGTGTAAGTTGTTGAGTTGTAAACAACATTAATGGTTACAGTTCCTACCATTCCAGCAGGAATATTCCATTTCACGTCAGTATATCCAATTATAGTACCTACGTTTATGCAGTAGGTGTAATCATTTCCTGATTGAACATTAAAGGTTCTGTAGTCCTCGCAGTCTAAACACTTAACCTCAGCAGGAAGTAGTACATCGTTTGAAGACAGTACATACTCGTTCATGTAAGGGTCAAACCCTCCTAGCTTCTGAGTGTTAAAATCATTGATGAACAAATCCCTAAACCAAGAACGCATACCCTGCTCGGATATTACTTTAACTTGGTCTCCTGCAGCCTCATCTGCACCCTTCATTTGTATCACAGCTCCTCTCTTTGCGTCAGTAAAGAATTTATCGTATCCCCACTTAACATAACTCTCAGGGTTATGGCTAATACCATACTCCTCAGTCTTCGTTACTTGCTGACCTAATACTTGAGGAATAGAAGTTAAAGCACTTCCACCGCCTGCATCAGAAAGAATATTCTTGCCTGCCAGTACATAAGAAATCTTGTCCTCCTGTAGTACTAGTACGTTTGTTTGTTTTCCGTCAAGAATCTGAATTTTTCCAAAAGAATCCTCTAACGGTTTAAAGTTAAGTAGGCCTAGGTTAAACTCGTTCAGCTTGTTTACATTAGTTTCATCATTATAAACGCCACTGTAGGTAAGGTCTGCAAACCTGTGAGCTTCTTTGTAATCCTCTGCAGAGACAGATAAAACCCTGTTTCCTAAGTTAAACTGCTTTCCTGTAATAGAATCTAAAGCCTTATAACTCTCAGCTCCGTTTCCAAACATATAACAGTTATAGAAATCAGTGTCTATAATCGCTGACTGTAAATTTGTTTGATTTTGAACATTACCCTGGTGGAATCCATTTGTTATTGGAAATGATTCGCTTGACTCATAAAATACGTCTGGCAAAGCGTCCAATGGTTGTGTTTCAAATATTAAAGAAGACTCAGGTAGATATATTTGCAATGAAGCCTGACCGTTAGCCTCTCCATTCTTAGTTGTTGAACACGCATTAGTACCTGTGATTACCAGCTCTAAATATCCTGTTGAACCTCTGTAGAAATACCAATTATTAGTACAAAGAGAAGGAGCAGCAGGTGATGTTGTATGAATTGCTGGATAGAAAACATTATTAGGTATACATTGAGAATTTCCGGCAAAACCTGTTCCTCTTACGAAACTGCTTGATATACTATCTCCTACAAACCAATCGTACATATTATTGTAGTCAGCAGTAGAAGTGAATGTTTCATCATAAGTAAAGCTTCTTTCCTCGCATTTTTTCTTTCCAAACGTACCGTTTCTCTTATACCTAAACTTTATTTTAATTATAGAGTTGATAGGAATAGCTATGTCTGTATGAGTAGTTCCGTTAAAAGTACTACATCTCAACTGAGTAAAACAGTAATTATTTTGTCTATTAGCGTTAGTAAAGTTTGAAACAGAATGAACGGCAGAAGGAACGAACTGAGCACTAAAGTCATCCGAAGTAATCTTCATATATACCCCTGCTGGAGGTACAACCCCTGTCGTTGTTGTTATGAAGTTTGATGACTGTGCCTTCTTTTCTAGAACAGTGGCTGTTACGCACTCGTTAATAGCTCCACTAGTGTCAGACTTAACAGTGTACCTGTCTCCCTCCTCTACTTTTCTTGCGTTTTCGCCCTCTAACAGAAAATATATGTTATTAGTTCCATCCTGAATCCAATAAAATTGAGCGTAAATTGTTTCGTACCCTTGTTTGTCTGGCTTTATTAAAAACTTATACCTAGTCGCCCAATATGGTGGCTTTTGTATGCTTGGTATTGTAACCTTAATGCTATTTTTACTGTCTGAATATTCACAAGGAACATGCTCTGTATTCCTGTTACTTACCAAAGCTGTAGTTGAACGATTAAAATCGTCCATGTAAGCTATTGCTATTTCGTACCCCCTATTGCTATGAAGACTTTTTGAGAATCCACCTGTAGAATAAGCTCCTTCTGCTTCATGAACTCCGTAATATTCGTAAGCGTATGCCCCGGTTGGGTTGTTTGCATCAGCAACGTATTGAATAGCAGGAAATTTAAAGCTAATAAAATTACTAGAAGGCGTTGAAAATACTTCTATAGGCTGACCGTTTGCCGTTATACCACTTGCATACTTAGTAAGAGTAGCTAGAATAGGAGAGTTACAGTTATATATATCTGTAAACGTAGTTCCACTACAAGAAGTTGGGTTTGTAGGGTCGTAAACAGGAAGTATGTTTGATGTAGTACCTACCTTATCTAAAAACTCTGTACTTGAAGCTAAATCATAAACAGATGTATAGCTTCTAGGAAGAGTAAATAGCAGAGATACTTTGAACGAGCTGGATGCAGTAATAGGAATTGTTCCAGAACTAAAAACTCGTAAGAAAGTTATGTCAAACGATATAGAACTACCTGCCACCATATAGTTTACACCTGCACTTGGGTTTAATACGCTTAAATCAAAGTCAACAATTCCTTTATAATAAACAACAGTCCCCGGGGCTGGGTCTATATTATAGTTTGTAAATCTTTTGGTATATGGAAAAGTGTAGCCAGTAGAAGTGCTTCCTGTTATTAATTCAGTATAGTACTCTAATTTTAGCTTATTTCCGGATACATCAATCAAGTCGTACCCCTCTGTGTAGTTACCATAAACAAGTCTATTACTCATAACCGTCTGAGCCTTAGCAAATCTAGGTACATTATCGTAAAGCCTTAATATCTCAGAAGAAGGAAGTATTGTATAAATCTTACTGTTGTCAAATGTATAAGTCCTAGATTGGTTATCTCCCCATCCATTATCTACTTTGTCCAGCTTCTCTATCACCCTAATTACTGAGTCGTCAGCATCCTTAAACAGTAAATCTATACCAACAACCAAATCTCCTCCTGTTTGAAATGTAATGATGGCTGCGTTAAACTTATTCTCCATTCCCTCATTAAGTACACTCTCTGCACTTAAAAAGAAATCTTTAGGCTCAAACGCAGGTTGTGAAAATTGAGATGTAGCAGAGTATTCATTGTTTGCGTACCTGTAACGGTATCCAAAGCAGATAAACCTATCCTCCATGTAATTAATGTCATTTCCTATGTCAATAAGACTAACTGAAGGAGATGTAAGCGGTGCTTTCTTGATTACAAGTAAAGACTCATCGCTAAATGTATCTACATTTGCAAGAGGAAACGAATAGCTATTATCTACGTCAATCCTTCTAGGAGCGTTGTAGTCATCTGTAAAGAACAATAGGTTTTCAACCAAAGAAACCCCTGTTATTAAATACTCAGGGTTGAAGTTTAAGGTGGTAATTATACCAGCTCCAATGTTATTTAAAATACTTACAACGTGATAGTTTAAGAAGGAAGTCTTAGTATCAAATGATACTATCAAATCAAGTTTTCCACTAGCTCCCACTGTAAATGTTGGGTCATGAACAAACCAAAACAGTCTTTCATTTGCTCCGTCTTCAAAAGCTCCAATGCATCTAGCGTTAGCACTCAGTGGAGTACCATCTATATACTTAAGGCTTGTCAACGGAAGGTTTCCTAATGAGTTCTCTATCGATCCAACATTATTTCCCTCCGTAGAGTTAACCCTTACGTTTAATGCATCAATGTATTCACCGTCCTGCATAAGACGTACATCGGTAGACTTATTCATCTTACCCTTGGTAAAGCTTTTAGTTATATTCGCCATATTATTTTATAATCTTATTCTGACCTCTCATATTCATTAAAAGTCTTCCGGGATGTATATTGCTGATTCTGATTTTTGCGTTCCTTAGAAGTGCTGATTTGTCCTTTTTAGCTCTATTTACTACATACTCTTGAACTCCTAACTTGGAATTTAGTATAGAATATCTAATATAAGCGTAAATAAACTCCTCAAACATCTTGTTTACACTAATGCTTGATTCATCTCCATTCTCCATTCCATCTGAAACGTATTCTAATACACATAATTCACCTGCCATACTAGAGCTAAAGTTAATTACTCCTGATTTTTTATCTATAGTAAATGTAGGGTTTACATTAGCTGTTTCAGTATTTAAGCCAAATCTTGCTCCTATTGAGTAATCAAAGTACCAATCACCATCAATATTGTATCCTGATTTTCCGTTATAAGCTCCTCCACCCATGTAAATGCTTTTCTTAGTTCCTGCTATTCTATCCGTGTCCAAGAAAGAAAACTGAGGTTTTAAAACATTTCCATTGATATCAAAAAGTATTCTGTAGTTATTATCCTGAAGATAAGCGTCAGAAGATGTTGCTTGAATATTTTCTGTAAGTGGTCTTAATACTCCTCCTGAATATAAAGACACTCTAACCCAATTTACATAGTCAGGTGGTAATACAAATCTAAGTAAGTCAGATACATTAAGCTCTAACGCTTTAATTTCTTTAAACGCATCGTAGTTTAATTCTTGTATCCCTCTCTTAGCATGAAATAAAACCTTATACCTCTCTTCGTTATTAATTAATGAGTGGTTTCCAGCATACATCACCATAAAGTTATTTACTATGTCCTTAAGTGTAACGTATTGATAAGAGCCCCAGTTTTCATTTTCTGGTAGTGCTCCTCCGTTCTCGTAGTATTGATATTGTGATATATATGCCATTATGCTTCAGTTTGGTTTGCTTGTTGTTCTTCTGCTTGAGCGAATTGTACTATTTGAATTTCTCTTATAGACATTCCTGCGTATTGAAGTATTCTTGTTACTAATGAAACTTCATCATCTAATGTAAGTTCAAAATCTTGGTAATCAGATCTAGTTGAATCAAATGCAGGTTCTCCATTTGGTAAAAGGATGTAAGTCCACTTTGGTTCTTTTGGATATCTAATATACTGAGCTACAACTCTTCCAGGTTCAATAATTGTTTTAGGGAAAAGACTCATAAGTATTCCTTCCTCTGTGTATACAGGAAATATCTCAGAAGGTGCTGTAAACGAAGTGCTGTTAAGCATTGTTATTTTACTATGGTTTACTTTCTCCGCTTCGTTCTGTACTGATAAAAATATAGAATAATCTTGAGGAGTAGCCGTGAATATATCTGCATCTAAAGATAAAACATTGTCACTTACTATAGAAATTACCTCTGCTGAGGTATAAGTAGTCGTGTTAACTACAATATCTCCAATAGCTACAGTAGCTGTAAAAGTAGCTGTAGAGTCTACTAATTCATTAGGAGTACCGGAAACAGAAGTGTTAGCACCACTGGTTCTAAACTTTTCATAAACAAGAGCTTTGTTTATTAAATAATAATCATCTCCTGTAGTTGTCGCAGAAGGCAATAGAAATTTATTAGAAGATCCATAGTGCATATAACTTGTTACACTAAACATATCTATAACCTCTTCTATCCCTTTTGTGATATCTGCATACCCTGTTCCTGAAGAACGAGCATTTTCTTTATTTATTTGTCTATTATACTGATAAAAATATTCGTTAAATAAATCCATCTGAGCTTGTTTTGAAAACAAGTTGAAGTCTGATGGAGAAATATAACCGTAGTTATTTTTATTAAGTATAGATAAAACTGTGTTTCTAACTGAATTTATCATCTTTTACGTTTTTACAAAGATAAGCAAAAAAAAAGAGTAGTCCTTTTACAGACTACCCTAATTAGTTTTAACTTTTATTTAATATTAAAGATTGCTTTCCAACATCTTTAAAGATTCTATTCCATCGTCAGTTTGTAAATATGAAGTTACGCTATCAATAGCATCACCTCCAAATGGAACTGTAAGCATTCTCTTTTTATTTGAAGCTGTATTATACCATACTTCAGTCTTGTTTTTTCTGAATGTAAGTAGTCCTCCGTCAAAGAAAGATTGTGCTTGAGATTTTAACTTCAAAGAAGAGTCATCTAATATATCTAAAAATCCTTCCGGATCTTGTTTTGCATAAATTAATAAATCCCTTTTAAGTTCTTGTGTAGTGATTGTAGAAGATTTATGCCCAAATAATACTCTGCTTACTATCTCAATCTGATCTAAATCTAATTGTCTAGCAGCTACAAGTGCATCTACCTCTACGTTAAGTCTTTCAACTACTTCTGAAGCATCTTGTTCTTCATCAGCTTCTTCATAAGTAACTCCATTTCCAGGATGATACTCTAAAAATTCTTGTAATACAGGATTAGTTTTTTGAACCATCAAAAGACCATCCTCAAAAATAATAGGCTCTAGTATTGCATTTCCATCCTGCTCATCTTCAAATGGTGATTTTTGATTTCTAGCATATCTTAAAGGTCTATTCTCATTCTTTTCTTCGTCATACCATAATAATGGTTGTCTTGAAGAACCTCTTGTAGAAATCATTAATGATAATGGGGCTGCATCAGCCAATAATCTGTATACTTTATCCTTTGGTGTTTTTTTGTTTTTCATTTGATATAATTTTTATTTGATTTATAATAAAAAAATAGAGGTCGCAAATTGCGACCCCTACCTTTAGTTTTAAACTTATGCTTGTTTGAACAAGAAGAAGTTGTTTGCACCTAGTGTACATACAGCTCTTTCAGACAAGAAGTTTACTTCCATAGCATCTAAATCGCTATTTGAAGCACCACCTGCTGAACCTGTCATCCATGTCTTGTAACGTCTGTCTTCAGTTTCAGAAGCTCTGTATCTAACGTGTAAGAATGGTCTCTTAGCATTTTTTCCTAAGATTTGGTCATAAACAGTAGTAGAACCTGCAGGAACTAATAGTCCGTTGACTTTACCATTTGTTAATCCACCTCTCATTGTTGGGTCATTCAAGTATTTCCAATCTGACTTGTAGAAATCATACCCTCTTCTGAATCCTGTGAATCCTAAGTTAAGAGCCATGTCCTTGTCATTATCGAAAAGACCGTAAGAAGTACCATTTGTACCGTAAGAGTTCTGACCAGCTAACATATCATCGATAGCAAAACCAAATGCTCTATCTAAGAATAATACATTCTCTTCAATAGAACCTTGCTTGTCTAATCTTTGTACGATAGTATCCCAATCAGATAATGCAGCTGGATTAGTTCCTGCCCACACGTTTCCTCTGTTACCTACAGTGTAGAATACACCTTCAGAACCTTTGTTTCCTACGTTACCTGTAGCTGCAGCAGCCCCTGAACCAGTCGCAGCAGGAACAGCTTCAATCATTGCTGTCTCTAAGTAATCATCGAATCTCAAACGAGTTTCGTGCTCAGACTTCATGTACCAGTAGTATCCTGAAGCTCCGTTTTCAGTAGTTACTTCAATCCATCCAATTTGAGCCATATCAGAACCTGATACTGCATACTTATCTTTTAAGATAATTGGAGAGTTTTCGAAGATTTCATCATCTGCTTCTAAAGAACCTACCATTCCTGTAGTTCCTTTTTTGAATTCAGAACCGTAGATGAACATTTCGTAAATGTTTCCTACGTTATCATTTGTCATACCACTTGCTTCGTAGAAAGCCACCTCGATAACACCTGTAGCAGTATTAACAGAAGTTACGATTGCTTTGTTTACTGTAGCAACTGTACCTACGATAGTTTTAGGCGACAACATGATTGTTTGTCCAACTCTTACAGCAATACCTCCAGTACCAGGTACTAAAGTATCGTTAATTGTAAATACAGCTGTATCTTGTGTCGTTATCACTGTAGTTGTACAGTTTACATATTTTGTGTGTAGTCTTCCTTGCTCTGCCCATTTGATAAGGTCTGAGTTAGAAGGCATTTCAGCTCCTACCATTCTTAAGAATGAAGATACTGATCTATTACCATATCTTTCGAATTCTTTCTCGTAAGTATCTGGAAGATACTGATTCAAGAAATTGAAGTTAGTAATGTAGTTTGTTGATAGGGCAACTTGCTCTGCACTTGGCTGCAAGTTAAACCCTGGTGACGCTTGTACTGACATAATTTTTGTTTTTGTTTTTTGTTAATGTTTATTTTTTACTCCTAATCTTTAATCCACGACCCGAGTCGTTACTTAAAGACCTTACCTGTGTTCCTCCTTTTGAACTGACTTCTCCGGTGGTACGTTCAGACATGTTAATGTTTTTCATTGTCTTCATCATTCCATCCTTTGCAGTCGACTTGCCTTGATCATAAAAGAACTGGGCAAACTTCTCAGGATTCATCGCGACAGCTAACGACTTGTGGTATCCTCTAGCATTACTAACCATTCCATTTTCATCCAAAAACTTTTTAATAAAGTTCTCTGGATTAGACTGTATTTTTTTTAGTTCTGCAGCATCTCCGGGATTAAAAACAACTGAATTATCATCTAATTTAAACTCAAAACCTTTGAACTCATTAGAAAACACCTCATCAGTCTTTTGTGAAAACCACTCAGACTTACGCTGATTCTCCTCCTGTGTAGTCTTCGCTGACTCTACATATTGCTTGTACTCTTGATACCCTTCATCTTCACTTAAAGAATTAGAAGATCCGCTTGACTCAAGAGGAACTTTATATTTTTCTTTTTGCTCGTTGAAAAATTTCTTAGCTTTAGCAACAATTTTTTTCTTTTTAATTTTTATTTTCTTGATGTCTGACTCTTCATCATAATCTTCGTCATAATCAAAGTCTTCCATCAATGAATCGATATCGTCTTCGTCTAAACCTTCTTCGGTAGACAGAAGATAATCCTTTAGTAATTTATCATCACTAACAGAATCAATGTCTCTGTTTAATTTAACAAAGTCATCAAGACCTCTTCCTGTTTCTTTTTTATACTTATAGTAAGCAGCTACATCGTCTGGAAGTTCTTCAGCTTCTTCTTTAGCTGCGTTAATCTCATCCAATGAAGATAACTCTCTTCCGTATTTATTCTTAATAAATGAAAGAATATCCTCCTCTCTTAATTCAGCAGAAGGAGATTTCTCTTCTTCAGTCGCTACTTCATTATTTACTTCAGTTTCTACTTCAGTTTCTACTTCGACTTTTGCCTCGGTAGTCTCGCTGTCTACAAACTGGTCCTCGTGCTTTTCCAATAGTTCATTTTCAACTTCTTGCATTGACTTTGTTTCTATAGGCTTTACTTCTCTTACTTTAATTTCCATTGTTATTTGATTTTATTTGCAAAGATACATAAATTTTATTATAACTATCTAGGATTGAACTCAGCGAAGTCGAAGCCATCAAGGCTGTCTTCGTTAGATTCAAAATTGACAGGTGGTAAATTATTTTTTCTTTGCTCGATTAATTTTGATTGTTGTGTACTCTGTTGGCTTATTCTTTGGGATTTAGCATCCTCCTTCATAACCTCTTTATCTTTTACAGCATTAACTTCTACTCCCTTAAGCTGCATCTGTAAAGAGAACTCTTTATCCATTAGCTCCACTTTCAAGGAAGCTTCGTTTTTAAGCTTTTCAATGTCAAAAGCAGTTTCAGCTTGTTTAACTTGTATTTTCCCTTGAGTTTCAGCTTGTATCTTCTGCATAGCTGATTGAGCAGCAATTTGCTGAGACTGTTGTTGTTGAGCAGCAACCATAGACTGTTGTTGAATCTGCATCTTTTCCTCTCTGTCTTGCTTCTTAATACGCTTCATTTTTAGAAGCTGATTAGCTAACTTGAGATTTCTTAATTCTCTAATATCAATAGCGTCCTCAAGATTAATATCTCCTTTAGATAATGCTATCTGAATATTTTGTTCTAATTGTTGTCTTTGTTCTTCATCAGGAGAAATTTCAACAAAAATACCAAAGTCATAAATGTACAAATCAGAAATCTCCCCTAATATATTTACATTATACTTCCCTATCTTATTTATAAAGTCTTCCTTGAAGTCTGAGTATTCTAAAATATCAGCAACTCTATAAGTTAATGCTTGAGCTAAAGATTTATATAAGTATAAACCTCCTTCAAGAATATGTCTTGTTGCTGTGTTTGAATTTAAAGCTGCTAGCTTCTGAACTCCTACTAAAGCATTTGAATCTGGAGTAGAACCATCTCTAGCTTCATTCAATCCTGTTACAGCTCTAATCATATCTAAGTAATGATTATAACTTCCTGTAAGCATTTGTAATTTACTAGCTCCTGAGCTAGATGTAAGTTGTTGAATTGGAACTCTTGCGTTGTTAAACTCTCCGTCTTGAGTATAAGACCTACCAATAACAGAACCTGTTTGGAAGTATAGCCTTAATGCATCCTCCGGATTGTATGCAGCTCCTGTACCAAGGTCTACCTCGTTAAGACCATCTGCATCGATGAATACTCCGTCAGGAACAACCTTAGCAATTACTTGCTGTATTTTTAAATGAGTAATTTGTATTAAATCTGCAAAAGGAATCATCCTTCTAACTAAAGACTCAATACTACCTTTATACATTCTTGGAGCACAAGCCACATAGTTAGGAATAGCGTGCTGAGCTGAAGACTTTGGTCTTACCATATTCTCAGACATTTCCCACTTAAGCATAATGTTAGTACCCATAACCATAACTCCCTCATACCAAACGTCAATAGTTTTAGAAACCTTCTCAAACTGAGCGTCTTCCATCATTTCTTCAGGTGGATTGAAGCTATCATCCTTCTCTATCATTTTAACATTTCCGTTATCAGAAATCTTTTTCTTATAGACAATCTTTTTGGTAGTCTTATAGTTAAAATAAAGAAGTGTAGCTGTATCTCTTAGAAATATATCGTTATCATGAAACTGAGAAACATTATAATGGTCATACCAGCTTTGGCTAGATTTAGATATTGTCTCCAGCTCTTCTTTCGTTATTGTAGGGTCAATCTTAAATAGCTCAGTAATTGGAACAGTTTTAACTTCACCCCAATAAAAACAATCTTTAAAATGAGGGTCTTCAGTATAGCTGTAAATTACATTAGCAGGGTCAACATAAGAAATCTTTACTCCTTCTCCTGAAAGAAACTCATGCTTTGCAACAGATATTCCTATTACAGTAGCATCGTAATCAAGTCTTTTCCTTGTATCATCATAATGATTTTCATCAAATATAGTATTGATAGCCGTCTCTTCTGCAATTTCTATTGCAGGCTTATAGTTAAGCTGCATATAAAGAGATAGTTCTTCATCTGTTTTAGGAAGCTCATCTGGATCCATAGTAAACGGATCAACTCCTGAATCTTTTTGTATTTGTTCCAACACAGGTTTAGCAATCATCTGACCTTCAATATTGTCTTGAAAAGAACCTCTCTTCTCTTGAGACATTGCGTCTTGAGAGTACACTTTAACTTTGAATAATCTATCAGACATTCCGTTAACCACAATGTCTACAAATTTTGGTAGAATAGGTACGGGTGTCCAATCAAGATTTAGATAAGACAAATCTCCATCAACTGATAGTTCATTCTTATATTTTGATACTGACTGTTCGCCTCTTGCGTACAATCTTAATCTTGCAAATTCTTTTTTTTGGTTATAAAACCTTGAACTTGACCCGTCGTTTTTAAACCATTCATATTGAATAGTCTGACCTACCATTAGCCCGTATTCAACAGTTTTTTTCTCTTCATCTGAAGCGAACTGATTCGGGAAACTTTGAGGATTTACTGATATCTTTACTTCTTTCATCTAATTATTTGGCTACGATTTCCATCATTACTATACCTTGCAAAGGTAATGCTTATTTTTGACTCTTGTTTTTGAGGTGTATATAATGTCTTTTGACAAGCCATTACGGCTAATCCAGAGCTAATAGAAGCATCATGCTTTGTTCTGTTATTAATATCAAACTTTGCCCAATCTTCCAATGTTCTATTAAATAACATAGAGCCAACTTCATCACTAGGTCTATAAGTTCCATCTAAATCAAATCCAACGTGTTTTTCTATATATGACTCTATAGCGGCTGCGTGAGCTTGTTTTATATCTTCAGACGAGTTAGGTATCCCTCCAAGCTCTTTCTCTGTCTTAGATAGCTTATTATATATCTTATCAGGTCTGTTCATAGAAAACCCTCTATACCCTCTATTCTTAAAATGATATAAAAGCCTCGGCTTATTATTCTCTGCAAGTATCGGCATACCATAAAACACACAAGCCATAAGGACATCTTCAAAGAATATCTCTGCTGTCTGAGGTCTAGCTATGTACTCTAAGAAAAATTCATTACTAGGAGCTTCATCCATACTAAACATAGTAAGTCCGTGAAGAGAACCGTTAGATCCACCGCCACCAACAGTACCTGATATATCGTAACTATCACAACCAAAAGCTCCAATATGTTCGTTTCCTGGATATTTTATTCCATTCTTGGTTATCATGTTGTTTTGTAAATGCTTATTAGGAGTCCAACCAACATAAAACCTTCCTCTTTTATCAGGGCTAAATATAACCTCTGTATCTTGAATTCCATTCTTCCAATGGAAAGACCCTCTAGTAACGTGCCTATCAGTAATTAAAGATTCGTTATAATCTACCTGCTGATATATCTTAGTAAGATTAAATAATGACTGCTTACTTTCATCTCTAAATGCGTGAGATTCCGTTCTTGGAAACTGTCTATAAAATTCATTCAAAGCATCCGGGTCACCCTTTAGTGAATCCACCTCTGCGTCCCAATAATCAATAGCTCCAATCTCTATCATCTCACCATCAGCCCCCAACAATGGTTTTTTAGGATTTCTAAATACAGGCATTCCATGTATATCAATGAACCCTTCCATATTCCACTCCATAGGAATAAAAAGAGAATACATGCCACTTTTTGTCTGTCCGTTTTTATTTCTGGAAGTAACTGACGAATCCTCGTATAACTTTTTAAAATTATCTCCACCTTTACTTAATGCATTGGATGTTGAACCCATCATACACTTCCCTATAACTTTACTACCTAATCTAAGACAGGTTTTAGTTACACGCCAGTTGTTTAAAATATTGTTTGGCTTAATCCACTTTCCTGATTCATCATGAACTAATAAAAGTAACTTCTCTCCATCATAACTGTTATCGTCTGTATTCTTCCAGTCAATAGTAGTATCAAGTCCTTCAAAACTTTCTTCAGCTATAGTAGCCATATTCTTTTTAGTAATCTTAGACGCAGGAACTCTAAATGCTAATTCAGTTTTTGGTTTATCCATTCCATCCTGGATAGGTTTAAAAAAGAAAGGAAGTCTATTGGATATAGGAACTACCTTATCCGTAAACATCTTCTTTGCATCAGAACCTGTCTTTGATAATATCCCAACCCTTGCATCTGTAGCTAGTGTTCCTGTATTTACACATTCAGAAGAACCCATAAAAGAAAATCCAGAACGTCTAATTTTTAGATACGACATTCCAAAAGACCTTTTATCAGCTTTACAAGCTTCCCAAAATATGAAAAATATTCTGTTTGCTTCTCGGTAATCAGGATAACCAACATCTATATTTGTCCATTGAAGGTACATGTAATGAGAACCTGTTATGTAGGTAGACTCACCTTTATTCATAAACCAATAACCTAACTCTCTATTATCAAATTCAGTCTCAATATATTCAACCCACTTATCTTTGAATGAACTGTGCATATCATTCCATTGAAATATAGACTTTATTTTAAATAATTCTCTTGGTAATTCTTCTCTCTCCCAATATTGTTTTTCAGGTTTAGTGCTTCTCATATTAGCACGCAAAGGCTTCATAGGAAGACCTATGACTAACCCACTAACACTAATAATATCACCCAATGTTCCGTCACGAGATATTATCACTATGTCATATTCCTGGTTATATCCGTAATTCCAAGAAGATTTTTTATTCTTTCTCTTAATTACCGAATCAGATATATAGTCCTCTAGGACTGTATATAATTTAACCTCTAGCTCTTTTTTCTGCAAATCCACTTGTACTAGGTTTAGTTTCTTTTTTATCAGACTCTTCTCTTAAATTATCCTCCTCAATATCAATTCTAGAAAGTATTTCAAACGCATCAAATATAGCTAATTTTTTAGCAGCTGCAGCATTCTTTAATTTATCTGCTGCCAAATCATCTTCAATGTCATATCCAACTATTTTTTCTTGAGCAACTTTTATAAGCTCCTCAACAGCTCTTCTTCCTGCTATTACAAGCTCCAATCTTAATTCATTTGAGTTCTTCATAATTTAATTGTTATATAATTATTTATAAAACATTACATACACCATTCTTCCTCCTTCCCATCCTGTATTAGGATATTTACTATGAAAGTAAACAGAAGGATACATAAGGGCTCGATTAGGTCTATACCCAATTACTGAATGAAGTTCCCAGCTATCTAAGTTATTAGATTCCTCTAAAAGAAACTTGTCAAACTCTTCGTTAGTAAAATCATCAGGTATTTGATATCCCTTTTCCTTATGTTTCCAAAAAGCAGTTCCATGTAGCCCTTTTTTGGTGGATGGAGATATATATAGAACAAGTGCTCTTTCCGGACTAATATCTCCTACATTTGAGTCTGCATGTATTCTCCAATCAGTATCAAAGTCTTCTGTTGCTACTCTAAAAAATCCTAAAAGACATTCTCTTTCAACACCTTCAATGACAGAAATTTTTTTCAATATCATGTCGTTAAAATCCTTATCGCTATTCTGAACACGAAAATCCTTATCTCCTAATGATATTTCTATAAAGTCATTATCTAATAGTTTTTGATATGTCGAATCATAGGTTTCTTTATCTAAAAAATTATCTAAAGTATTTATCATAATTTAATTGTTATTTGGTGATCATAAACTCTATACATAGTCTTTTCATCAACAATAAATTCGTATTCGCTTTCCGGAGTGAAACAAACTTTATCTCCATTAGAAACCCCTTGTGATTTTAGATATTCATTAGGATATCTCATTACCCCCATTAAAGGCTCTTTAGATGTAGCTTTATATATATATGAATCCTGAACTTCTAACGGCTCTACGAAACAATATCTATCGTATGCATTCCATTCTCCATCCTGCTTGTACATGAAGAACTGCTCCTGATCTATGAAGAATAAATCATCTTTAAAAAAGCTTTGACCACTTTTTTTTCTTCCCTGCATATCAAAATAAAACTTAAAAACATTATGATGAACAAGTAAAGTGTCACCAATTTTAATTTTACCTTCATATCCTAATGGCGTTTCTATTACTTCTGCGTAACGATTTGAAAACTTATGGTCTTCTTCTGATGTGCTTGTTATAAACTCAGTACCTGATATTTCTTTTGTGTTGTTGTATCTCTTGCCGTTAAGTGGCTTTACGATAAATTGGAATGGTGATTTCATAGTTGGTGCTTACGAGCCGCAACCAATACAATCTATTTGACTATCTGTTGGCTTGACCCCATTTAATTTCATTTTAATATTGTGGATTTCGTCAGATAATTCTAACTTATCCATCCAAGTCTTCCCCTCCTTTTGAGACTCCAACTCTTCTATCTTTAATTGTAGTAATCTTCTTTCTGCTTCAGTCATCCTTAAAAGTTTATATTGTACTCAATAGAAATAGGCATCGTAGAAGTAAATCTTTTCCACATAACTATTCCGTCATCTCCTTCTATCCATATATTTATATCTCCAGATTCAGATTGGTTTTGTATAAGATGAATTGTATAGCTTCCTCCAAGGACTTGTTGCCCCACTATGTAGTGCATCGCCCCTCCCTTGTAGTCAGGGCCTATTGATATTTTTCTAATATTCATATTATACGCTTTTCCAAACTTCAATTTGAGCAGATGGAGTAGTACCCACCCATCCTAATAAATTTGCACCCTCTAATCTTCCAGAGTCACTACCAGAAGAATCTCTCATAATTTCATACGTTAAAACGTCATTTGCATTAGCAACAACAGGAACTGTTAACTCGTAAGGTGTTAACAAACCTGCCTCTATTATTTTAAAAACTTTAGGGTCTCCTACCTGAACCCCATTTATTAAAGCTCTAAAAGCAAAAACAGAAACGCTCCCTGAAACCCCTTCTTTTGTAACAGAAATAAAAGTGTTTACTAGGTAGTTACCTGCTGTACTAAATACAACGTCACCACTTGATATTATTTCTACATTTGTAGATGTCTGAGTAGCGCCAAACTCAACCTTTAAGGCTGTTCTCCCTAATGGACTTTGAATGCCATAAGAAGTTCCCTTTATTTGAAAAACATATTGAGCTGTTGAATTAGGAACTAACGCTATTATGTCTCCAATCAAATAACTCTTGGTTATGTTGGAATCTTCAAAATCAGTTCCTACAAGGAAATCATCTACAGTTACTGCGGTATCAAAATTATAAGTGCTTATCTTACCCATTTTCTTTTTTTATTTCTCCTGTTTGTATATTTATTACAGCGTCTTCGCCATATTTTTTCATTAGTTTTTGCTCCTCTAAAGCGTACTCAGATTTCATTTCTGAAATGTCAGACATTAAAGCGTTCTGCTGAATAACCGTATCTCCCAATGAGATTTTTAGTTTGTTGAAGGAGTTCACTAATTCTTGTATTCTTTCTAATTCTTTTTTAGTTAATTTATTCATTTTATTTGATTTTTTATAAAGATAGTAAATTATTTATTAATCCCTAAACCTTATTAACATTTATATTTTATTTTTTTAAGATAATACCCACATAGAGTCATCAATATAGTTTGGAGTTGTGTTTGTTGTTATTATAGTCCCAGTATAAGAAGAGTTTATATCTTGGATGGTTGCTCCACTCCCTTCTGCCGTAGGGAAGTAAGCTTTTAGTCCAGTTTCTGAACCAGTAAAAGTTCTTGTCATATCTGCTGCAATCTCTGATTGAGTTCTTGCCGTAGTCCAAACAGCTAACTCCTTTTGAGTTCCAGTATTTCCTAAAGTAGATATTACTGGACCAAACCCTCCAAAATAAAAGTTAGAACCACTTCGTGTAAATCCTAATGTTGCACTTGCTCCTACATTTGTTTGTGCCACTCCATCAACATACATAGTTCCACCAGTAGAAGCATCTAATGAAATTGAAATGTAGTACCATTGTCCAGCGTTAAAATATTGACCAGCATTTGATTCAATTAAAACAGCAGAATTTCCACTCGAGGAAGTTGGTAAATACATTCTAATAACCCCAGTATCTCTAAACTCAGCATAAAAAGTACGTTGTCCACTACTTTTATATTGTGCACACAAAAATTGCCTTGCTTGACCGTTAAAAGTGGTTACGTCTGGCTTAGCCCAAAACGATACCGTTCTTGTGCTTGTAACAAAATTTAAAGGTAACTGAACCCACTCGTTATAAGTAGCGTCAAAGTGTAAAGCATCTTTGACTGCAGAAACATTTCTCTGTGCGTATGTTCCTATTCTATAAATCATACTAGTTCCCCGATTAAGTTCCACTCATCAGTTCCTATCTTTAATAAACTTGCTCCACAATTTCTTCTCCCCATTTCGACTAAACCGTCAACACTATTTAACTGTGTCCCTGTAGTAGGGTCAAAAGTAATAGTTTCAGCTTTCTTTGTGAAAAATATCTGAGTCCCTATAGGAAACGCAACACTTGAGTTTAAAGGTATCTCAATAATAAGGTCATCGTTATTTTCTATATTAGTGTCCCTATCGGAAAGTATTAAAGAATGAGTTCCAGAGTAAACTGATGTCTGTATTAAAGTTGTATTATCTAAAGCCGTATTCAAATCAGTTTGACTTGATAGCGTTCCTGTAATACTCCCCCAGGTAGTAGCACTTAAGGTTATCCAATCTGTTCCTGTTGCAGTTGAACTTAGTACTTGTCCTGTAGTTCCACTTTGGTTATTAGAATCAATAAAAGCTCCTGTTACTCTAGCGTTTCCTTCAACGTGTAATTTCTCTGTTGGAACAACTATCCCTAACCCTAATCTTAAATTAGGCTCATCTACGAACACTGTATTAGATACTAATGTATTACCATCTCCAACCCAAATTCTTCCCGTAGGAAGGTTAGGAACATCATTAGCCCTCATTATAGATGACACCGTAATAGAACCTGAAGTTCCTGTTGATACCTTACCAACAAGTCCCATGTTTTGAATAGCGTTACCTTCTCCTGTAGGTTTAGTTAACGTAAGTCCTCCTCCTGATTTTAGATATACAGTATCTCCTGTAGTTGGAACAACTCCATCAATAGGAGATGTTATAATATTTGTTAACGCTCCAGTGATTACCACAAAGCCAATATCATTGTTTCCTAATGTAGTTTTAAGTAATCCAATAGCTGGATAATTACCTGCACTTATTAAAGCATTTGCAGGAGCTACCTCTATTGTGGCTGTTGCACCAACAGTACCTATTTGATATACAGGTGTGCCTACTGTTATAGTTCCGCCTGAAGTGTTTTTACACGCTATTTCTACAAGTGTTGAAGCTCCTGATACTACATCAGACCACTGACTTACACTACCTGTAGATGTTAATATTTGACCTATAGTTCCTGCAGAATTATTCGAGTCAATAAAGGCTTGACTTGCTTTTATATTTCCATCAACATCTATCGAATCCTTAAATTCTATTGGCATATTATCCTATTTTAGTTATTACTACCCTAACTGCTGCTGTAGCAAGAGCAACCGTAGTTGCCAGAGTGATTGTATTAGTTGTAGTTCTTTCAACACTTAAAAATACTGTTTCAAATGTTGTTGTATTGTAACACTGAACAGACACGTCTCTAGTAGCTAAATTATGAGTAACAACGTATGAAGTTAAAGTACCATTTCCTATATTAGCAGCAAACTCCCTTGTTGCAACCTCAGTATCAACAGCAGTAGCAAAATCAGTAATCTGTGATGCCGTTATAGCTATAGTCGTACTAGAAGCAGCAGTTATAAGTCCCTTTCCATTCACAGTGAAAGTTCCTACGGATGATGCAGTTCCAAAAGAACCTACATTAGCATTAACGGTTGCTAGCGTGCTTGACAACACAACATTCGCAGTTCCATCAAATGAAACGGTAGGTGCTGTCATATCTCCAGATATAGAGAAGTCTCTAGCTGTAGCTAAGGCAGTTGCCGTGCTTATATTTCCTGTTATAGAACCAGTTACAGTTAATCCTCCTGTTATTGTAACAGTACTCCCGTTATCAACTATAGAAGAGTCAACAAATTGAGTTCCTGTATTATCCCACTTTAATATGGCATTGTTTGTAAACGCAGAAGCATTTTTCAAGCTTATAGTTCCTGATGTACTTATAGGGCCTCCAGTTAACCCCTCTCCTGTCGCTACAGAAGTTACAGTTCCTGACGAACTTCCTATAGCTACCCAATTAGCACCGTCATAGTATTTAAGAGCTGTTGAGGCTGTATTAAAAATAAGCTGCCCTTGACCTGATACTACAGGGTCTGATGCTAGGTTTTGAATTTTTACGTTCTGTATTTCATTATTCTCTAGCGAAATATTGTTTAGATACTTTATTGCCATTGTTTTAGTTTAAAAATGCCTCTCCTGCAAAGGCTGAAGAGAATGTTATTGTTATTTGTGATAAGTTTATGTATTGTACCTGTCCAAACACCTCAGTTCCTGCTGAATCTACAACAGACACAGAAGGGAATTTGCTTAATGTGTGGTTTATAATCCAAGTATTAGAAGCTACGGTTTGAGTAAACACAAAATTTTTATCTCCAGTTGCTCCATAAGAAAGTATTGATATAATATAGTTTGAGTTAGCTACTAAATCTCCGTTTCCTGTCGCGTAGGTTAATCCTATATCATAAAATGTTGGCTCTAATATATTTTGAACAGATGAATCCCACTTGAATATTCCAAAAGTAGAAATGTCATCACCTCTAGAAATCATTACGGTAGCACCTATCAGTGGATTAGTATAAAAAGAACTTATATCTGGAGAACTTCCTAACAACCTTTCACTTAACATAAATGTCGATACAGAGCTAAAAGGAACTGATGCTCCTAATGAAATATCAAAAGATATTGTTCCTGAATCTCTACTATCTAAAGCGGTTTTATTTTGAAACTTATAATGTAAATCAGGATTGTCAATACGATTCTGATTGTTCAGAAAGTTAGCTACTTTTTGAGCTGTAAAGTTTTTTGTAGAATCATTAGACTGAGAATCTGTTCCGATCCATCTGTCAGACCCCACAACTTCTGCGTCATTCGTATATTGACTTATTTTACCCATAGTAATTTCTTTGAATTACAAAGGTACATATTTTTTAATAAAGATTTTTTATGTATAGAATATAATCCTCACAATAAATACAAGAGCTAAAATTGAAACTATTGCTATAAATACAAAATTCCATTTAAAGACTTTTTCCTTGTAGTACTTAACTGGGATATTTCTTACAATTACTTTCTCAATGAATATCGTGTCGCATTCACCATTAATATATATCGAATCCCTGAATCTAAGAACCCTCACGGAAAGATTGTCCTTGTTTAGTGTAATAGTATCGGTTAAGTATTTTTCATGCACCACAGTGTCTGAAATGACTTTATACGTGTTTAGCTTAATCGTATCAATTAATTGAATACTGTCCACCGTGTGAACGTAAGGAAATTTTTTAACTATTCGAGTATGCCTTTGAATAGGGCTGCAAGAAAAAAAAATAAATATTATTAATAAGTATTTCATAATTTTAAAAATTAAATAAACTCGAATTATCCCACATTGCTTTTTTCCCTCTAATATCGTAGTGAACAAATCCATTGTATAAACCAACCCCTCCCTCAGTCATTTTGCCTTGTTTAATGAGTTTTAAGATAGTTCTGGCTAATTTCTTTGGCGTAATATTTTTAGATGTAATATCGCTTGCAGAAGCTGTTAAATGTTGACTGTATTTAGCACCTCCAATTTTCTTATTGTAAGCTGTGTGTCTGTAAGATGAATTAATATGAATCGGCTGACCAATGAAATCTCTTAGTGCTTGTAAATTATTCGCTAACTCTTGAACATTATCCATAAACTTCTCAGGAACAGGTGTTCCGTCATTACAACTAAACTCGTGTAGGTAAAAGTTTTTGGTTAATTGCATTTAAGAATGATTTCTTTTATATGTATCAAATTGCTTTTTTAAAGAATTGTATTTAGCCTTCCAACTTTTTACCTCTTCTTTTAAATTTCTGCTCTCTTCTTTTACAATTTTTAACTCTTCACGAACATAATTTAGTTCAAACTTTAACTCTGTATATCTTTCCTTTTGGTCAACTACAAATTCGTTATAAGCATTCTGCATAGAACCCAAAGCGTCAGTATCTGCTTGTTTCTCGTTAATGCTTTTCATCTTTAAACCCCCGAAATAAGCACCAACACCACCTAAAGCAATTATAACGTTATCCCAATTAGTCTTCAAAAATTCTAATATCATTTCACTTCTTTTTTTTCTTCAAACATAAATATTGAGTTTAAGCAATGACCACCTTTAGACCAGTGTTTGATATCGATTATATATAAAATTATTACCACTAACCATCCGAAACCAGATAAAGTCTTATCTCTTTGATTTTTACCTAAAGCACTTGAGATAGTCTCCCCTTTATATCCGAAGCTGTACCCTCCAAATCTACGGAATACAACATTCCATAAACTCCTAAAGTGAAAGTTCATTAATATATCCAACTCCAAGGCGTTGTTAAACCAAAACGTATTCATTGCTTTTAAAAATCCGAATACTTTAATGTTCTTATACATCACAACAATAAAATTAATTATTGCAGTAGGTATAAGAAGTAAGTAAGCTATTATTGATAATATAAACCCCATTATAGACCTTCTTTGGTCTCAATGTAAGCAATAGCTGGAATAAGTAAGATGTCACCAACAGTCTTGTACCAGTCAGATACAACTAAGTTTTCATCAGTTACCTTAACGTAACTACCAGGTATCTCTAAAATCGGGTCTTCTAAGCTATACTCAACAGTTCCAATCTCTGGAACGTCTTTAAATCTAACTTTTTTTGTGTTGTAACTTACATCACTAAATACATTACCTTTTGAATCTAATCTCTCAACGAAATATTCAACAGTAAAAGAATCAGTCATAGGCTCAATTAATATTGATTTTATAACTCCCCTTCTATTGTCAGTGCTTATTTTAGTTTTTTTCAAAACAATGCCTGTCGCAGCACTGCTTAACTCTTTATATTTCATAAGTTATATATTTTCAATGAAAACGTAGTTAATTACCACATCATCAATTAGTAAGGTTGTTGTTTGTGTGTACATGCTATATAGCTATTATTATTCCTATTACCATAATGCTAGGATATTAGATGCACCAGTTCCTGTAGCAAATACTCTAACAACTTGAACTGGTAGAAAAGTTCCATTCGCAATATTTACGAAAGTAATATCGTCTCCTGCTGCAGTCCTAACCTTTAAAGTTCCTCCTGTTCCAACGTATAATACGTTTCCGTTGTTTCCTAATCCACTTGCATTAGCAGGATTAGGTATATCTGTTGTGTCGTTAGGAACAACTGCTGCTGCCCTTGATGCTTGTAATTTTTGATATGCCATTATTTTATTTTTTATATGGGAAAGCCCTGTTTAATGTATCTTGTCTTTTGTTGCATCCGCAGTCCTTACCTACTGTCTTGGAAACCTTATCCACAACCTTTTTTATTCCTGTTGCTTTTGTTATCTTAGCAACCGTGTCTCCTAATCCTTTTGATTTCATATTACTTTTTTACAAATATACTAATATTATTTTTTAGATTTTGCTCCTGAGCATTTCCACCTTTTACGAGACAAGTTGTTTGGGGTGTTAGGATTGTTTTGTTTTTTCTTAGACAACCTCTTCTTTATACCCAAGCTTCTTGCACAATAACTGTCGCCCTTAGATGTCCCTGGTTTAACCCTCGGCCCTCCACCTTTTGCATTACCTGCCTGTCCGTAGCTAACCTTTTTACCTGACTTAGTTACCTTTACTTTTGCTTTACCTGCTCTTGGCTTTACCATAATCTACTTCTTTTTTTTCATAGACATCTCTATCATATCACCCATCATATCACCTTTCATTACACCTCGAGCAATCATGGAAACCTTCTTAGATTCTTTTCTTTCTTTCTTGGCTTGAACCGCCATCTGAATAGCTGTCATCCCATTTGGTATTCTTACTTTCTTATCCATAGTTATTTTTTTTTCTTTTTACCTCTAGCTTTTTTATCTCCCTTGGTATCGTTAGTATCACCCCTGTTTTTACTCTGAGGTCTTAAGGTTACCTTTCCGTTACTCTTGTGAGAAACATCCTTCTTATCGCCATTACCATAAGTTCCCATCTTCCTGTTTAACTTAACAAGCTCAGATCTCCTCTTTATTTCACTAGGTCTTTTGTTGTATTTCTTTTGATACGCGTTCTTTTTCTTCCTTGCTTCAGGATTATCTTTATAATATTGTGCTGTTCTTCCTAATGCCATTTAAAATGTTTGTATCTTTGATTGCAAAGTTACAAAAATAAAATTTAATGATAGATTACAAAGATAGGCCTGAAGAATACGACTATTTAAAATACTACACAGTAGTACACAGGTATTTTAGGAAAAAATATGAACTAACGAGAGAAGAACTAGATTTAATTCTTTTTCTTATGTCAGAACGTATTTTTAACAAGAGAAAATTCCAAGAATTTAACGAATTACTGATGTGGGACAGGAAAAGATTCGATAATATGCTGGATAACGGATGGATATCCATATTTAGAGCCCCGAGTGACGGAATAAGTGCAAGATACGAGCTGTCTTATAAGGCTAGACGAATGGTGCGTCAGCTATATAAAACTATTATAAACAAAGAAATCCCTCAGTTGCCTGAGAGAAATCCAATGTTTAAAAAAGAAGTAGGTTTTTCAGATAAGGTTTACAGAAACTTTATTAAAAAAATGAATAAAGAGACTAAAACAATCCGTAGGAAGTCTAAATAACTACCACCACATTCCCCTCCTGTATGATAGTATACGATTCATCGTTTATCATCATCGTGAACCCAGAGTTTTTATCGTAATATATAACATCTTCTGATTTTATTACGTTAACATCTGATCCAGGTTCAATAACCCTACCTTTTTTATACCTCATCGCAGATACATCATCCGCAGATAACAACAATCCAGAGGAGGTTTCTATTTCCTCCTCTATAGTTTTTATTACAATATACTTTCCTATTGGTTTCATATTACATTCATTATTATAGGAGCATACGCCCCAATACATTTTTTTAATATATATCTATTCAGATAATCTACAGACTCATTGTACATCATGCCATTCTTCATGAGGGTCTCTACTATTCTATCGAACGAGTAAACAAACTTACCGTTGTTTTCGTCAAATCCAATTATAGAATCGTCAAACCCCTCTATTTTTACAAAATTTACTTGCATACCTTATGAATCTTCAAGACTTCTGGCCATAGTTATTATAGCATTAGTGGATAAAATCGTAACTGCCACAGAAACAGCATTTTGCAATGCGTTCTTAGTTACTTTGGTCGGGTCAATAATCCCCATCTCGTACATATCTCCGTACTCGTGGTTCTTTACATCGTACCCTAAACCCGAAGGGTTTGATTTTTTTCCGTAAACATCATTGTAATCTAGTCCGGCATTTTCTAAAATCTGTTTAATCGGAGACTGCAGAGCAATTCTTAACATTTGTTCAGCTACATTGTCGCTTCCTTCAAATCTTTTCGATAATATATCAAGAGCGTAACCTCCACCAGGCAAAATTCCTTCCTCCAGTGCTGATCTCGTGGCGCAAACCGCATCATCAACCCTATCATAAAGCTCCTTCTGCTCTAAATCCGTGTTACCTCCAACATATATTACACCTATACCACCAGTCAATGACGCAATCCTAGATAAAATAAAATCTTTATCCGCCTTTTTCTTGGACTCCTTGGCCGCATCCTTTAGCTGAGATACTCTTTCTTCTATATCCGCACCGTTCTCTTCGTCTTTTATTAGTATAGTCGCTGATTTCTCAACCACAATCTTCTTCGCAAAACCTAAATTCTCTGGTGTTATCAAACTTAAATCATCTCCTGTGCTCTGTGAGAAATATTTCGCACCAACCGATAACGCAATATCCTGCATCAACTCGTGCTGCTTGTACCCAAACGATGGCGGCTGTATTACACAAACCTTTAATCCTCGCTTCATTACATTCGCAGCCAAGGTGTTTATTACATTGGACGAACATTCCGCTATTATCAACAGCCTGTCGTCATTCGCAATAACTGGTTTCAATATGTTTTCTATCGATAATATGTTGCTAATCTCCGTGTCGGCAACTAATACCTTCACATTCTCCAACACACACTCGTCTCTTTTAAAATCATTGATAAATAGATGTGACGAATAACCTCTGTCAATCTTTATTCCTGTCGTAGTTTCAAAATGAGTATCAGACGTGTGCGACTTTTCAACGGTTACTATACCATTCTCGCCAACCTCATTGTATACTGACGCTATAATTTCACCTATCTCCGGCTCGTTATTCGCAGATATCGTGGCAATGTCTCGGAGCTTATCCCCGGTTACATCACGACTCATATCCTTCAGCTCTTCAATCACCTCTTCAGTTCTCGAAACCAACTCACGTAACGTGGCAGTCTTATCTTTCGTGATTAAATCAAACCCCGATGTCGCTAACGCCTCAGTTAACACTATCGATGTCGTAGTTCCATCACCTGCAGATGTCGCAGTCCTATCCGCAGCCTCCTTCATCATCCTAACCGCAAGGTTCTCCACTGGATCCATCAGGTCAATCGATTTCGCAACCGTTACCCCATCCTTTGTTACAGTAATTCCGTGTGTATGATTCGGTGACTCTATTAATACAGTCTGGCCGGAAGGCCCTAACGTAGATTTTACAGCTTTAGACATCTGCTGTATCCCGTTAATTAATTTTTCCCTAGCATCCTTATCGAATACTAAATTCTTTGGTGTGTATCCACTGCTCATTATATTTTATATTTAATTTGATTTCGTTACAAAGGTAATCATTTTTTATTAGATAACCTAAATAAACGCAGATAAAAGATACGCTAACTTATATCCCGTGAACGCACCCAACGCTGCCGGAACTGGAAACATTATAAACTTACCCAAGCTGGTAACATATTTCGGCCTATTTATAACCTTTCCCACGTAAAAGTAGTACGTCATGTACGACAACAGAACCATTATGTCCATCCTCTGAGAGATAAACACAACGAGTATCGACCCCAAGAAACCGTAAACGAAGTTTTCTACCGCCGCAACACTCAACTCCTTTCTCTCAGACTCCCTGTACTCCCTCCTAATGTTTTTTAAACTCATAGTATATTTTATTTTTATCCTATTTTTTTTACCGTGTACACAGAACCATTAACGGAGTTCCTCCTGAAAATATCAGCGAACCTATCCGCATCATCCTTCTTAACAAACTCCATCGGAATCCCTTCCTCATCATTCACTAAAAAAGTGTGTTTTACGTTCCTAGTCTTCTTTAAAATTACATACATACTATCAATAAAGTTTAGTGATGTGCAAAGCTACAATAATAATTTATAATACCAAAAACAATACAAAAGTGTCAAGTGTTGATTTTTTGTCTCTATATAGGGGGTAAGGGAAAACAATAAACTATAAAAAACTCTACTGTATATTTTTGGTTAAAAAGTAACACTTTAACACTAACCCTTATAAACCCTAGAAAAAAGCAACATTTTCTTAACACTGAAGTGTCATAGTTCAACACTTATGCGAGATATATGTAGTTTTTGGGTTACCACCATAAATTACAAAAAACTTTTAAAAAAGAAAACCGATCTTTTTTTCGGGGGTGGGGTCACTCCTTAACATTTTTTCTTGTATTTTTTTGGCTTTTAGTGTTGACACGTTAGCCGAACGTAGTCGTTTACATTCGGCTATATCTTCCTTATTCTTGTATCTTATATACTTATATCTTTGCGTCCTTTCTTTCTTTCTTTTGGTATGGTCTAAATTAATACTACAAGAAAATAAATACTATTAACACGTTTATAGATCTGAGGTAATAACCGTCCACAAAAAAAGATTCAAAAATAAATAAAAAACCTTTTGGAGTTAATAACTTATAACTCAATCAATTATACAATCAATTACTTAATTATATATATATAGACTAAATTATATATGAATTATATTAGGATTATCAATAAATTATATTACCTTTATCCAAGCGCAAACGGAAAACGTCCAAAATTAACATAAAACGCTATTAATCAATAGATTAACTTAATAACACTACTTAAAACACTGAAAGCCATGATAATAGAAATTAAAGCAAAAAATAAACATATACCTATTGAGTCATTAGGTAATTTGAATAGGACAAAAAATTTAGTACGTAAAAACGAAGCTAAACAAAAAATTGATAATACATATAGTAATTTATACGACAAAAAAATTGAATTCAAAGCAAAGCGTAACAATGACAGAAAACAAAAGCGTAAAAACGCCTATAATTTGAGAGCTACAAAAAGGGGATTGATATAATATAGAATACTACTTATTGGATGCGATTAAATCGCATAGTTTAGAGCCTTAAACTTAAAAACAAGGGATTAACAAAGACAATTATTAATTGTGCAAATATCAAAATTTTGGTATTGGTCTGTCTATATATAGATAGGTTTAGGTTCTTGAAATGCTCAAACAATTAACAATTTAAAAAACAAAACAAGATGAAAAATTTAACAAAGGTTAGCGTAACATTATTACAAGAAAAAGGAGAAATTAAATTCACAAAAGAAATTAACACAATTCGAGCAAATGAAATTTCGGGCACTATTGCACAGTCAATTATTGATTTTAAGACAAAAGCAAAAAAGTTTAAAATAAAAACTGCAGGATTTAGTTTTTCAAGAAAATTTACAGCTGTTGTAAAGGTTAATGAGATTGAAATGAACGGTTCGGATATTTTCGGATTTAGTGAATTTACGACAAAGTTTGAATGTACTTTAAACAATGAATTGAATTTTAGATATTTTGTAAAAGAATATGTAGAAAGTATATTATTTCAATCAAGTGAAGAAATTTTTGATAATGAAGAAGCAATAAACGAATTAATTGCTCAAAACAATATTGAATTGAATTAATCTAAAATAAAATATTAATTAATACAAAGGTGAGTACAATGTACTTGCCTTTTTTTATACCTTATATATTATGAATCAGCAAGATTTAAAAGATACATTGACATTTGTAGCAATGGGATT